TTCATCTTCAGTAAACTCAAGGTTTATAAAATTACCGATCTTAAAGTATAGATTTGCACGATCAGCAAGATTAAAATTAGCAATAGACTCATCAGATATAGAGAAAAAGTCTTCGTCATTTAACTCCTTGTATCCAGTAAAGAATGTCTTAGCAAGTCCCATGTACTTGCGTTTCATCAGTTTCTCAATCCGCGCATCTTCGACAACATTCACGAATTGAGGAGGGACAGCAACCTTCTCTAACCAGTTCTCATCAGGGGTGAAGAGAGCATGACCCACTTCATGACCCACCAGAAGGTCATACACAGTATTACTTGCTTTCTCCCACATCGGAAGAGTCAGAACACGGGTGTGAACATTGAAGCAAGCAGTCTGTACTTGCTTGTGCTCCACGATCAGATCCTCAGTGGCAAGCAGTTTGGCAAGTTGGGATTTGATTTCGTGTCGGACTGCCATGGTGGTTTCTTTCGTATGTACCTATAATACTAAACCCACGGTTTCCCGTGGGCTCCTCAGTGACAGTTCTCCATCTGGTCCGTGTGATGCTAGGTTAAAATCTTCCTACAAATACGTTTACATGATGCTTGATCTTCGTCACATTCAATTAAGCAATTATAGTAATCGTTCAATAGATCGGCTTCCTCCATGGTTTTATCCAATGTTTTATCAAGCCTCAGAACACTTTGTTTCCATCCTGCTAATTGATTGTAAGAAATTAAATTGTGCATAATGTCCTCCATTATACGTTTGGTGGGGACATAACGACATGATGAAGAGATTTTGGTTACATAGTTTGTCCCTACCAATCATTCTACATTATCTAGTCAGGATATGCTAACTTAATGAAGTTTAGTAAATATTTAATATAACTTAGTCATTAGTATACAATACTTCATAATCTTTTCTATACGCCAATCTAATATTTCTTTCCAACTCTGGAGTTTGTTTTAATTTATTTCCCTCATCAGATGATTTGGGGTAAGTAACACTATCATTAAATTTTACATCTACTCCAATAATGTTGCTCAACCATTCAGCAAACTGATTTCCAATTTTATTCTCAAACTTCCACACATGAGTATTATTTCTGAGAAATTGAACTTGAGGTCTGTACCAATTAACTGCACCTTCAAAAGGTAGATTTTCAATCATAGAAGAAAACATCATTGGATCTTCCATTACAGATTGGATATCATTACCATAAGTTCTTTTGAGATAGATTGATCCAGAAATAAATCTAGTGATCGGGTTTCTTACGATGGAAAAGTGAGGGATACCTTCAACATCAAGATACTTTTCATAGTGTTCTCGATGATAGTGTGCAATCTCATATCCATTTACAACCGACATGACACCTAGACCTGTGTCCAAATGACTCTCTGCCCATTCAAAATTATTTTCCAAAAGATTTGCCTCTACAAATCTACCAGCTGTTCTTGGAATGTGTGCAAAAAATACTTTCTTTCCAGTTTCTCTATGTCTAAATGTTGGCATCAAACCATCCTACTAAAACCTTTCACTTTTTCAAACCTCAATACATTATTAAATTTGTCGTGCAGAGACTCTTTGTGAGAGATAACAAAGATGTTAGCATCTTTAATAATGAATCGAATAATCTTAAGGAAGTCTTCCGTCCCAAGACCATCAAGAGAACTATCAAACACTTCGTCCATAATTAAAAGATTTGTGTTAACTGAGTTTTTCATCCTTGCAACTTCACGCCAGGTGAAAAGGAGTGCAAGGTCAATTCTCATTTTCTCTCCTTCACTAAAAGAAGAGTAGGAAAAGTTCTCATGAATGGGGGACTGGACGGTTTCGTTAAATTCTTCATCAAGAGAAAAGTTGATGTAAAAGTCCATCAATTGAAGATACCGATTTACCTGTTGATTTATAAGGGGTAGATACTTCTTGATGATTTTAGTTTTAACTCCACCGTCTTTAAGCAAACTATACGAAAAGTCGTAGTAGTTAATCGCGTCCTTGCGTTGAGAGAGTTCGTCGTATGTAGTTTTTAAGTTTTCTTTGAAGGTTGTTAACTTGTCATGCTCAGTATTTCTATTTGCAAGTTGGTCGGTAATTTTTTGAATTTCCGATTCCAGATTTCTGATTTGTCGTTGACATCCAGAGATCTTAATATTGTTTTGAGAAATGCCATGCGTTAAGGATGTAACCTCCTTTGAAACAGTAGTGAATTGACGCTCTCGTTCTTCTTCTTCTTTAATTGCCTCTTCTAGTTCTTTATAACCAGATTGCAACTCCTTTGCTTTAGTTTGAGCGTCCTTAATCCTATTTATTCTGAAGGTCTCTTCAATTGCTTGATCACAAGTAGGGCATACCGTATTTTCAGTAAAAAACTTATGCTCTTTGGTAATAGTAGATACTTTATTAGAAATCTTTCCTTTCAGATTTCCAAGTTTACGTAATTTGTCGGTAGCACCAGAATACTTTTCCAACTCTTTTTGAATATCAACTACTTTAATATTAAGTTCTTCATTATTGTTCATCAAAACATTCTCTTCATCCAAGAGTTTTTGAATGTTCGATTCCTTTTCTTTAATATTTTCCTTTCCACGATTCTCAAGTTCTTCAATAAAGTTCTCTTGCATTTGAACCTTATCGTTTAAAGAATCTTTCTTTAATTCTAAAACTTTAATTTCATCTTTCAAGGTACGAATTTTTTCCTTGATCAAATTGTTCATCGAAGAAAAAATACGAATATCAAGAAGATCCTCAATCACCTCACGTCGATTGGCAGCAGTCAGTTGCATGAAAGGAACAAAAGTGCTACTACCCAGAATCACAATCTGAGTAAAGGACTTATAATTCATCTTAATTACATTCTGCTCAAACCACTTTTGCTGATCAAGTGCCGCGGCAGACTGATCCAATGGAGTGCCATCTCTATGGATTTCAAAAATGTTTGGTTTGATTCCACGAACCACTTTCCAATTGGTGGAACCAATAGAAAACTCAACTTCAACTCTGCAATCTTTTTCATTGACAGAATTTATAAGTTGGGGTTTATTGATTTTACGAAAAGGTTTTCCAAACAATGAGAAGGTAAGAGCATCCAGAACTGTGCTCTTTCCTGCACCATTGGAACCAATGACAAGATTGGTTTCATACTTGGTGAAATTTATTTCGGTTTCTTGATTTCCAGTAGAAAGAAAATTTTTCCAACGAATCTTTTCAAATAAAATCATGTTTTTCTAAGGGAGGAATTACGAGATCATTCTTGCTAATAATTGCATACTTGTAGTCATGCATTTCGCAAGTTTTTATCATCAAACTATCTTCTACTTCAATTACATGCATTTCTGGACTGCCTTCGTCCTCTAACATCATAGCATATCTCATGGCATCATCCTCACCTTCAAACAAATAGAGAATTTGATCTCCTTCGTCATCAGTTACCGAATATGCACCTTCGGTTTCTTTACCATAGATTGTTAAGATGTACATTTTAAATCAATTCACATGCCTCTTGATAAGTTGTCCTCATTATATTCTGAATAACAGATTTATCAAGTGCAATTTCTGCCTCCTCAATATATCTATTTAAAATAGAAAGGGTGTCTTCCGATTCAAATACTTCAAACTCTTCAGGATCCTGAACAACAAAATTTTCTACTACTTTTAGATCAGCAACATTAGATGCATAAAGTTTGTCAATAAATTTTTCAAACTTCTTTGTGTTTGATTTCTTACGAACAACAACCTTTACAATTTTATTTTCATACTCTCTGGTATCGAAAGTTTGATGACTATCGTCTTCATAAAAAATATTGTAGAACAATCGATAAGGATTATTTACTGGAGTATGTTCTAAGGTTTCTGTATCAAATATGGTAAACCCACGTTTATCATTCACATCACTCCAGAACATTTCATAAGGATTTCCTAGATAGAAGACTGTTCCGTTATCTGATCTTGTATGGTAATGACCTGAGAATACTTTCTGAAACTTCTGATATAGTTCGCTTTCCATACCATGTTCCATGACGACATGTTTATTAACTCTAAATCCGTGGAGTTCAAGGTGCCCCATCGCACACTTGCAAGTTGTCTTTTTAATAAGTTTGTGAGTTTTTTCTTCATTGTCTTGATTGATCCATGGAATAAACAAGACGCCAAGTTTATCTAATTTAATTTCCGTTGCTTCAGAATAAACAGTTACATTTGCGTATTCCCGAAGAAGAAGATCGACTGCATTCACATCATTTGTATTTTTGTAATATGCAGTATGATTGCCAACAATCGTATGAACATGGATACCCATATCCTTCAAACGATCGTAGTAATTATTTTTTGCCCATGCAAGTGCAGAAAAGTCAATACCTTTGCGGCTATCAAAGGTGTCTCCCATATCAACCACTACCGAAATACCTTCTTTCTCTAAAGTAGGAAAGAATATATCGTTGTAAAATTTCAGAAAATAATCATGAAATAATTTTGAGTTTTTACGACAACCAAAGTGCTGGTCGGTAATGATTGCAACTTTCATCAATAACGAAGTTTAGAATGCACGGCGTCTTTGATGCTATTGTAGTCGGAGTAGTTCGATCCGTCAAGGGTATTGTTGTCGTCGAACACCTCACTGTAACCAGATCGTTCAATAATCTTATTCTTAATTTCTAGTTGACGTTTCTCTCTTTGGATCCTGCGGAGAAACGCATAATGAATGATCTGCGTAAAGTAAGCAAAAGGATTTTGGGATTTCTCAGGATTAAAATTATGAATGTACTGAACGCAATTTTCGATTCCATCAGAAATCATGTCCTCCTTGAACATGTAGTTAACGAAGTTCGGCTTGAAGGACAAGTGATTTGCGATCTTCAAGAAACACTCCCCAATATAACGAGGGATGGGAGGTTTGGGAAGTCCTTTTGCTGCTGCAATCTCTTTATCTTCACGATATTTGATAAGGGCTGCCAGAAATTCTTTATTGTTAACATAATGTTCTGACCTTTTTCTTTTTGCCATGGGTCTTATCATTAGTTTATCTCATAATATGTATGAATTATACCATTTTTAAAAATGCTTGACAAGTCCTCAAATACTTAGTAGAATACCTTTGTTAGGGTTGATAGAGAGGCTTTAATTACTTTTATAGATCTTCTCTAGTACTTCTTTCATATCATTAACGTTTCCAATGCGACCCATTCTACGGTTGATTTTAGATTCGTTTGTGGTTGTTTTATCATTTTGTCTTACATAGTCTTGATACATCATTATCATCTCTACGTCAAATGATTCTGACATGGTAAGAACATCGTTCATATTAATAATAAACATATCTTCAGTTGTTGTCTTTAACCATGGTTCTACTTTGTATCCAATAACGCCATGTTTTGATTTTATTTCATCAACAACTATTGGATTAGATACCAGCAACATAGTTCTACCTTCTTCTTCAGAGGCTGCTACCTTTGCAAAGATTTCTTCTCCAGATTTTAATTTAACTGTTGCGTAAAAGTCTTCTTCTATCATATCTTTAATTGGATAGTGATTATCTCATAGTTAAAGTTTTCCTCATTATATGTTTTGATTCTTTCTATGAAATGATTAAGTGTGT